AAGGGATGTCTCAGGGCAGCTTTAGCAAGCATGTCCCTAATATCCTGCGGCGTATACCCGTCCGCTTTAAGATCAGCAATAAACACCCCGCCGTGGCGCTTGCTCATATCCCCACCGCTCCAGTGCAGCCGTGGAAGGTAAACATGATGCGGTTGCTCATAGCCCAACCTATCACAGAAGTATTGATATAAGCTATACTCGGTCATTAAATCCATACCGCGCACCAATAAGTTTATGCCTATCATGTGATCGAACACAACCTTTTCAGCAGTGACAAATGGCACTGAGGGAAACAACGGAATGTAATTATCCGCAATAAATTCAGGCTGGACAATGCCTCCTCTAGCAATGTCTCTCGCATTATAATCAAAGAGGGTAAGGCGGTGTTTTTTCAATATCCAATGGACTTCCTCAAGTCTTTCTGTTTGTCCTAAATATTCAGTTACATTTAATCCGAGCCACGTCAATTCTTCTTGTTGTTGCTTACGGATCGCCGCTATACGAACGGTGCCAACGTCTACAATATGCAACGGAGAGCTATCATCAAATCGAACATAGAACTTACCATCAACTGACAGTGCCTCATTGACCAGTGCGGTATAAATATGCCCTAAGTGCAAACTCCCATTTGTGGAGGGGTTAAATCGGGTTATAATCATTTGTTCCTCCGTGCTTTCCTCACCGATGCTGCAAATTTAGCGTAGTTTGCCACCCTGACCTTGTTCAAATCGAATATCTTACTAGTTGTATTTCCCATGTGGTGAATTGGCAGGTCAACTCTCATCAGCCCGAATCCCTTTTCTGTCGCTCGGAAGCATAAATCGTTATCACCATAATAGGATGGTTCTAAGTAGCTTTCATCCCATCCGCCAAGCTCGATCAGATCGTCTTTCATCCCCGCAAGACACCAACCGTCAATATATGAGATTAGTATTCCATCCACAGCAGTATGAGCGTCACTGCGCATTTGCGCCCCAACTAGAATACCCTGTCCAATCTTATCTAATAGTTCTTCTCCCCAATTTCTATCAGTCGTTGGCTTAATATCATTATTCAGGAATAATACCACATCCGATGTGGCAGCTCTTAGTCCTTGGTTACACGCACGGGAGAATCCTCGATTAGTGGTATTGCGAATAACCTTGAATGCGTCACATTCAAAAGGAGGTTCGGAGCCGTTGTCAATGATTATAACTTCATTCGCACAACTGGCATCAATGACTTTCTCGTAATCAGGTAGTAGGTCAAGGTGATTCCACCAGAGGGTTACGATGGATAAGGTCTTCATTCCGTTACCTCGCTAGTGTCAATGACAAACTCAGGGTCTAATAAGATATGTTCTTTTAGGTTAATTTGAATATCTTCTAGTACAGGTTTCCAATACTTCTCAGTAACTAGATCAGCATCATACGCAAGCGCACCCTCGCGCGCCTTTGTGCGGCTGGACGGCATTTTGTACTCAGCTAAAAGTAAAGCTGCAATATCTTCAAGGCGCGGTACGAATTGATAAGCTGCCAGGGCAGTGTATTGCGGGGCTGCATTTTCCTTTTTCACTTTGCGACCAGAGAAACATAATTCGCTCATTGCCGTCCAATCGCCAACAATAACTGGAGTTCCGCAAGCCTGCGCTTCCACGATTGGTATTCCAAAGCCCTCGCCAGTTGAAACGTTTAGCAGCACATCCATAGCGGAGTAGGCATTTACCATATAGTCTTCGCCGAAGAGCCCAGTACGATAATAATGCTGATCGCAGATGTAAACATCTTTGCCGATCTCAAGCTCAAGCCCCTCCAGGAACTCAGGCAGATTAATAGATTGATGTACGCCATTGATGCCATCACGCGTATGTAGATACATAACTGCATTGCTATGCACCTTCTTTAGCGTTTGAAAAGCTGCTATCTGTTCGCAGAACGCCTTGCGCGAAGGGAAACCCTTATTAGCGGCAACCATCCCCACTACATAGGCATCTTTAGGAAGCCCTACAATCTTACGAGCTTCATCCCTATCCTGCGGCGTGAATATCTTTGTGTCAACCCCGTGTGGAACGTAATAATAATCAAGCCCAGCTTGCTCGAGCATCCGCTCTGCAAAATGGCTGAATACAATTCGTTTATAAGCCCCGCTAACTTTATCCCTAATTATTGCTGGAAGCGGCTCGCTATCAACAGGGAACCATGGCACCCAGCGATTATTATTATGTTGTAACTGATTAGGATTGCATACCCACGCGTCCATAAGACTGATGATAATATCAGCCTCTTCTAATGCTGCATTGGCAGACGCAATATCCTGACCAAAACCCTGATCGCCCCTTGGATATACCTTGATACCATTGAGATTAAGGACAGCAGCCTCAAGCCCGTAAAAGGCTGTCGCACTCATTTCATGCCCGGCATCTTTCAGGCGCGATAAAAACACCTTAGTTTGGTTTCCGTAACCCGTTGGTGCCCAAGGTGCGTTTGAAAGCCAATGAATTTTCATACTAGACCTCCCAATTCTAACTCCCATATGGTGCCTGGAAAGGGCGGGAGTGTCCCCTTGTCAGCGTTGCCGCCTATCCAGGCACTTTGAGTTTATTTACCCATTACGTATTGGACAGCCACTATCGCAGAACCATCCATTGCTTGTACATCGCCTTCTTTCACGGCAACCCACTCACCAGCATCAACGAATTGATAGGTGGATGAGATTGTCATAGGCTTTGGACATTCTGCTGTGAACGCATCGGCGGTACCACCAACAGCAGCGCCAATCGTACCGTTAACAGCTGGAGTACCAGCAGACGACATTTTCACAAGCTCAACGCTAGAAGTAGTCGTACCACTGACAACCCAAGCGCCAAGAATGGTGATGCCGCCCCCTTCTGCATCCGAAGGAGCGGGGAATAATAGGTGGGTGAAATTAGATATTGCGCCCACGTTTACGCTTACTATGCCTACATTAAAAGCCATATCTCATATCCTCCTTAGCTCGTAGGTGCCGTAGCATCAAAGATCATCTGGATACCCAGTGTTGGGCGCCAGACTCCATGAGCATATACGGCGGACATGTTAAGCTCAGTAGCTCGCCGTGAGGGGTTGCGGTCACCCTCAATCCTAATAGGACGTCTCCAGTCAATCGCCAAAGCAGATTTCGGGAACACGCCTCCAGTAAAGTCATCCGAACTGTCAGGTGAAACAAAGACTTGCCAGATCGGGATGCCCAGGAATGTAAAGGCTTGTGTCAAACCCTGAGTAGTGACTTTATCTATTGTAGCAGGAGCGTTCACAACCGAAGCGCCCGCAATTGAAGCTGTTTTAGCTAATACGGCAGCCTGATAACCGTGAATAACACAACTCAGTGGAACTGCCAAAGCCTTACTGGCATTATGAGCCTGTGCAATAGCAGCAGCAACGTAACCCCATGTGATCGTAGTGCCAGCGGAGCCGATTGTGCCACCTGTCAGGGATGCCATGTCGCCAGCGATGGCATCGTTTATTGCGTCAACCGCTCCGAACCCCAGCTCCCTGGAAGCATCGGTCATAATTGATTCAGGTGCCTCAGAGTCACGTCTGAGGTCAGTAACCAAATATTGTGCAGCGATTTCGATTGGCGTCAAAGTTTGATCTGCTGAAGGCGCGAAGGCCTGACTTACCAGATCATCCGATTCGCCAACTTCGTTAACGGTTACGTTGTTGTACTTGTAACCTACTCGCAGGTTGCCACCTTTCATGTCGGTAAACCTCGTCACAAAGTTCTGCATGATTGCAGCTTCGCGGACAATGAAATAGGCACCTACCTGCACAGATTGAGCGATAGATGATATATCACTCCAAGTGTTTATGTTTGCCATGTAATTAATCTCCTAGATTTATCCCAGCAACCGTTCACGCATCTGGGCTTCGGTCTCGCCTGTTACGGCAGCCTCGCCAGGATTCGTAGCGCCTGCATTGGCTGCAATCTTCCCCTTCGGTATTGCCTCTAGCAATAGCCTCGCATCCGCTTCCATTTCTTCGGGCGTCTCACCCTTGATTCGGTCAGCGAAAATAGCAGGCAGTAATACTTTGTCAGCGATTTCACGTTGCTGTGATTTAGTTGTTAACTCTTTGATAGTTACATCGCGCTCCGCAACCTCCGCCTTCAAACGGTCTGTCTCTGACATTTCCGCTTTCAAACGTTCTGCTTCAGCGTTCTCTAATTTATCAAGTGCAGACTTATCTTTCTTAGCCTGCTTTTCAATACCGCGCAACTTCTTGATTAGTTCCTTTGCGCTATCCTCATCGAATTTCTCAACTTTTGGATCTTCGATTACTTCCTTTTCCTCAACCTGCGCTTCAGTAGCCTGTACTTCAGCTTCGGGCGTCTCGCCCTTTGGTTTTGTCATGCGACTTCTCCTTGTTAATAATAAAAAACCCACGTCTCTTGACGCAGGCTGTTTTCACGCTCTGTTTATTCTTGCGGACTGCCCGAAGGCGTTCCGCTATGTTAGATTATTATACCATACTTTTATTCCTTATATTTGCCTAGCTTCCAGCGGCGCTCAATAGCTGCTACAAACGCCAATAACGCCTGTCTAATTGCCAACCAGAAGTCCTTGTCTGTCATTCGGGAAACCGATTACTACGAAAATCATACTCCCTTTCAGTTTCATCTTGCTTAGCGGCATAAACAGAACTTAGCGGATAGATAGCAGTTACTTCGTTCAAGTTAAATACTACCCCGCCCTGTGCATAGAAGTTATCCTTAACATCCTTATCGCTCGCCTCTTTCATGGCTGTTACAAATTTGGTATACGATTTAATCTCAACAATAAAGGTGCATCCGTTCTTCATAGAAACTACATATTTAGTCATCTCATCTCCCGATTATTCTAATACACTCAATAAATCC